AGATTTGTTGTTTCTGTGTCATTGTTATTGATTGGGTTAAAAAATACAGGTTTGTCTAATTTGTTTTCATACTTTTTAATAAAGGCTAATAAGTCCTCGTATGCCTCTTCGTTATACCAAGCGTAGTGGTAAACTTCTGCAAGTAGCATCTGCCTTTCAAATGGTAGCAACTCTCTCATTAGCTTTTCTTTATGGTTTCTTTGATCTTGTTAAATTCGTCTAAGGTCTTGATGCTATTGATTTTAATAGCAGCCTTTATCTTCTGGTCTTCGGTAAATTTTGTTTTGTCTAGCTGCTCAATTAAGAATGCTTTTTGACCTTCGCTTACCTCGTCTTTATGCTCATTAGTAGCATCTGCATCTTTTGTATCGTCTATGGCAAACAGTCCGTTAAGTGCGTACTTTCTAGCATAGCTACTAGCTGCACCTGTAATCTGCGAAGCGTCCATTCCCTTTTTATTTTCCTCTTCACGAGCAAGACCCGTGCAGGTAATATTGTCTTCTCCGTTAGATAGACAAGCCGTAGCCTTTACATATACCCGGCCACCTACTTCTATTACTTCGTCGCTTAACATTAAAGCGTAGCCGTATTTATGGCAGATAGGTTTTGCAGCTTCGATAATATCTTCTGCACTTCGGTACTTGTATTTAGCAAAAGCGTTAAATTGATTCTTAGGTGCTTTTAGTTCCTGTTGTATTTTAATTAGGCTCATATTAATTATTTAAGGTTAAGGTAATTATTACGTTTTCTTTTTTAGATATAAACCATTTATTCTCTTTGTCAAAATCGAATTGGTATCCTTTTTTGCCTAAATCATTCATTAAAGAATTACTAGCATATCCTTGTAATTGTATTCCGTAAAAAATTGTTACACAGTAAAATTGTTCTAGGTCTAAATCTAAATTTAATAAATCTTCTATTTTCTTTTTCATTGTTATTGGATTGTATAATGTTCTAAAATTTCGATGATTGGTTCTTGTCTTTTTTTAAGGCTCACAAAGTATTCATAAGCCTGTGAGTACTCTAAGTACATACTTGAACTATCATATTTGTTATCTACTAAGGTGTAGTAGAATATTGTTCCGTCTGGCTTGGTTTCTTTTACAAAATCAATTTTCATAATCTTGTATTTTTAAAAATGATTGATAGTCTAGCCAACGTTCAAAGGTGTAATCGTCATCTTCGTAATCGTAATTTTCGGGCATTAATTTCGGGTCATACGGGTTTTGTGTACTGCTCCCGTCTTGCAGTAAGATGTTCCCAAATCTCTCGAATTGGAACTTCTGGTAGTTGGTTAAATGTGTCATTTTGTGTTTTGTTTGCACAAATCTACTACAATTAACAATACAAAGTGCAAAAGTATTAAAATATTTTACAATTATTTTTGCAACAAGGTTGCAGATAATGTGTCTTATATAGGATAAAAGCACATCAAATTGTGCAGTTTATTACCAATTATGTACGCAGAAACGTACAAAATAACGTACAAAATGTAAAGTTATAGCTTTACAATATGTAAAAAAAGTAATATATAACTTGACAAAGTCGGAAGTAAAATGCAGCCAAAAGTAGTAAAAATACTACCTTTTATAGTAGTTTCTGGAAGTAAAGTTTGTCAGAACCCCCGTATGAATACTCCGGCAGGTACAGTCTAAACCCGCAATTAATAAGGTTATTAGCGGAAGGGAAATTGTCTAAGGTTGTGTAAGTGATAGCTATGTGGCAAAAAGTAGATGCAGCTTTGAGCCGGGTCTTAATCATTCGCCTTTGTATGCCTTGCCCTCTATGTGATTTTTTAACCCAAGCTCTGTTAAATATGCAGATGCCTTTGGAATAAATAGAACCGCAATAAGATACTATCTCGCCTTCATCTAATATAACCCACCACTCCCGGTTGAACTGAAACTCATCTCCGCAGCCCTTAAAGTTTGGGTTGTTGTAGTCTAGTTCCCTAAGTTGCTCGTAGGTGTCTCGGTCTAAGATATTACCGAAGCTAAATATCTTTTTGAGGCGCATTGTGTATTTGTTCAAGTTTAGTGAGGTAGAGAATCGCATCTTGCAGTTCTTGTTTCAAATGCGTTATCCATTGCCCTGTTGTTAGATCACTTCTATCCATTGTAGTTCCGTACTTAACTTTCCCTACTTGCTCCCGGCTTCGCATATCTTCTATAACTGCTGCTAATATTTTGCTATCCATTTTATTTGTCGGTTTTGCTATGTATCTTAAAACAAGTCTTACACTTATATAAAATCTTCTTTACTCCTGTTGCCGTTGTTCTCCTCATTTGTATTGTTATCTCATCGCTGCCACACTCAGGGCAAGTGCCTCTATCCTGACCGAAGATAACCCCGTAATGTGTTTTAGGTTCTATATGTAGCTTTAATGCGTTAAACACCTGCTCCAATAAAACCACATCCTTCTGGCAGTACTTAATCATTTTAGCCATAGCTACTTTATCCTTATGCAGAACAATATCCTTCCATAAACTATACTCAGTCTTTATCTTAGTGCCAATGCCTAAGTAGTCAGCTATGTAGTTGAGCTTGTTGCTATTAAATCTAAACTTCTGACGAGCTACCTTTAAGGTATCAATAGTAACATAAGAAGGAAACATATCTATCTTGTGAAACAAGCACCTGGTTCTTATCCACGCTAAGTCAAACTTATCTCCGTTGTGTCCTACTAACTCCGATGCGGTGTTTGCTACTTCAATAAACTTTTGTAGCATTCTTTTATCGTTTTGTTTGCTATCCCACTCCAAATGGTAAACTTCTTTTTCGTCTTCCCACTTGTAGCAGATGCAAATAATAGCACGTTCTTTAATTATGCTATCTGTTGAGATGTTTAGTTTGAAACCAGAAGTCCAAAAGAAACCTATGTTCGGACTTACCTCGATGTCAAAGAATAGTCGTTTGCGTTTTGATTTTAGCATTATTTATTTTTTGCTGAATTTATCAATTGTGGTGTAACCCATAGCAAACAGCGTAAGATACAGAACAGCATCTACCAGCTTATCGCTTGGGTTAATTTTTAAGATTATGTTTAAGAACAAAGAAATAAAAAGACAAACGCTGCCAAGCATTGCCACTACTCTCTTATGGCTAATACTGTTGCTTTCGTCTGATAATAAATTAACTAATATTGTTTTAAAGTTGCTCATATAGTTTTGCTTCGGCTTCTCTCCGCCTCACTAACCCTTTAAGCACCACATTGTTTGCCCTTGTCCACTTCATAAACTCAGCTCGAATAGTCGCATCTTTTGGGTTGGCATTTACCTTCCTTAGTAAAGTACTTCTCCTAAAATTGCCTATCCCTACATTAAAAGCAAACGATACAATCGCAGAAAAATTGTTTGCAGTTACATTTGATTTTACAAGCACATCGACATCTTTTGCAAAATCATCTACTATTGCGTTAAAATAATCTTCTGCCTGTTTTTGTGTAATAACGTCTCCTTGCTTTACTTTTGTTCCGTCTGGGTAAAAAGTTAAACCCCACGATATAGTCCATAAACCTGCCGGGCATTTATACGCCTTTAACTTGCAGCCTTCAAACTGCTTTATTAAATCTCTTCCGGCTTTGTTTACTTCCATAACTTATTCCAATATGCTAAAATTAATATAATCGCTATAATAAGCCCTATTAGAGCCTTCCAAAAGTTATTGGCAGTACTTACCTTATTTTTATCTACAATCGAAATTTGAGCCGTTTCTGTGCGATTAAAGGCCATTGTATCTTTTTTGATAAGGCTATTGTTAGTTTGCTTGTCTTTTGTCTGATACACCCACTTAGTTACGATTTTGGGAACTACTATAATACTGTCCTTAGTTATGCGGACTGTATCATATATAGTTACCTCTTTGGTAAAAACCTGCTCCTTTTCTATAATCTTAGTAACGCTATCGTAAAAAGTAAGATGCACAGAGTCTATCTTAGTAGTCCCTGTGCTATCGTATCTCTTTTCAAACTTCTTAACCGAAGCACATGAAGTAAGTAATAAAGCTAAAAGTATTAATCTCATTTTAGTTTCTTAGTCATTTTATAGTAATAGCGTATAGCCATACCGCCAGAAACAATAGCCACCAAACTTGCAATCAATGTGAATAGTGGTTGAATACTTGTAATGCTAATTGTTGCACTTACTAATGATACCATTGTTGATTGGTCTGCTTGGTGGTTATTTTCCATTTATAGTTCTTCTTCTTCTTGTTTGTTAAATTCTATGCCGGTAGTCCAATCCTGTAAAAAAGTAAAGTCCTGCAACCCTTCCTGATTGACTACGTTAATTATTTGAAAATCAAATTCTTTATCAT